TTACATTGAAACGATATTTCTTGTCTCCTACGTTGAAATTAAAACCTTTAAATTCTTCGCTAAAAACTTTACTAGTTTCTTGTTCAAAATGTTTTGTTTGCTGCTGTAATAATTCTTCAGCTGATTGTTGCTCTTTATTGTATCTGTCAAAAAATTCAATAGCTTTTTGCTGTTCAGGAGCTAATCTGGAACCCAACTTGACTTCCTTATAGTATTTATCCTTAGTTTCATTTAAAAACTTATTGGCATTTGCGACTTCCTCTTTAAGAGCAAGTTTTTTTCTTTTAATATCTCTTTCCTCGTCTACTTCTTCGTCATATGAAAATTTATCGTCTAATAAAAACGATACTTCATCATAACTTAAATGAGGCTTAGTTTGTTTATAGTATTCTCTTAATAATGTAGTTTGATCTACATTTGAAAAGTCAGCATTTAATCTAACATAATCCTCAAGAGTTCCACCAGTTTCTTCCATAAATTTTACCAGGTCTTGTATGTTTTCTGGTAGGTTTACTTCTGGTTCTTTTGTTTCTTCAACCGGTTCAACTTTTTGTTCTGGTTGTTTTTCTTCAGCCGCTAGGGCTGGCTCTTCTGAAACTTCTTCTTCAATAATTTCTTCAAGTACAGGCTCTTCTATTTTTTCTTGCTGTACTTCTTGCAATTCCACTTTGGCTTCTTCCCCATCTTTTTCATTCTCGCTGCTTCCGCGTAACACGCCATCTTCTGTTTTTTGTTCTTGAACGGCATCTGTTTCTTCTTTTGGTTCGTTAATTTTTCCTAAATCCACAGTGTAATCACCGTCTTCATTGGTCGGTATTTTTTGTACTTCTGCTTCTTTTTCAGCAATAGACTTTTCTTCAATGTCTAAAGCTTCTGCTTTGATGTTTTCTGACATAATAAAATATAATTGTTTAAGTATTATCTTGGATCAAATTGTTCCAATCCAAATCCACCTAAGTTGTCAAATCCAGCGGATTCAAAGTTTTTTGGTGGTTTTCCAGATTTTCTCTGGTCTATAAGTTCACTTTGCTGTGACGCTTGTATTTTCGTTCTTTTATCTTTACGATCTTCTTTATACTTCTCTTTATTGTTAATTACCTGATTCTCCTGCTCTTTAAGCTTCATATTAAGTTGAAACTCAAACTCCATTAGCTCTTTTTTAATTTGTGCTTCTCTTTCAAGTTTTGCAATATCAAATTGCGATTGTGCTTGCGCAATTTGTACTTTGCTTTCAGCAATCCCTTGCTGTTTTTGTATTTCTGCGGCAGCCCCCGCTTGAGCTGACTGAGCGTTAGCTTGGGATTGTGCTTGGATATTTTCCATTTGGATTTGTCTATCTCTTTCAAACTTTTGCTTTCTTCTTAATTTTAATAACTGATTAGCTAATTTTAAATTTCTAATTTCTCTTACGTCAATAGCATCCTCTAATTCTATTTGCTTTTGAGATATAGCCATTTGTATGTTATTTTCTAGCAATTGTTTTTCTTCTTCATCCGGAGATAATTCTAAAAATATACCAAAATCATGTATATGTAATTCTTTTATTTCTGTTAAAGTAGCAACATCAATTTTACCTAAAGATTGAATAAATGAATTTTTAGTATTAGAAAATTCTAATATATCTGATATTCTTAATGATATTGCTTCAGCAGTTTTTAAAGTTAAATATAATCCAGCTTGTAATATGTGTCTTGTCGCTGTATTGCTATTAGCTGCAGCTAATTTTTGTAAACCAACCAATGCATTTCTGTCTGGTGCACTACCATCTCTTGCTTCATTTAATCCAGTAACATCTCTCATCATTTGCAGATAATAGTTGTAAGATTGTATTAAGCTTTGTATTTTCGAACCGCCAGATCCAGCTCTTAATTCCTGTATAGGTACCCTACCGTTATTAAATTCACCATCTTGTGTCATTGATCTACCAATAACAGAACCAGTTTGGAAGTACATATTTAACGCTTCTTGTGGGTTATAATTAGTCCCATTGCCCAAATCAACTTCAGCTAAGCCATCAGCATCCAAATAAACACCGTCTGGCACCATGCGCGATAATACTTGCTGGAGTTTTAAATGTGTAATTTGAATCATATCAGCAAACGATGTCATCCTACTGACCAACGATTCAGTCTTACCTTTATAAATTCTTGGGGCTACAATATTATAACTCATCTGAACTTTTGTAATATCAGATTTAGGTCTTGTCATATTAACAGCTTTCTGCCATTTTAATAATTTATCGTGGCCTACAATTTTAGCGCCTTCATATAGACACTCAATAGATCTATTTACTTTTTCAAATCTAGCCCTTGAATCTTTGGGTGGATTAAATTTATCGTCTTTTTTAATTGCTTTATCAGCCCCTGATGTAGTTTCTTTAATTTTATAAACTTGATTTTCAAATGTTTTGTATTCAAAATATAAAACATATACAAAATTTTTATCTGAAGAGTTTACGCCAATTTGATTGTATAATAATGAGCTATTACCTTTACCTTCAATTTCTTCAATATCCTCCGTTGTTAATTGTGGAAATTGTTTTTTTAATTCTATTAAACTTACTCTTCTTACTTCGCCTACATAATACAAATCATCAAAATAAGGCGAGTCTGTATAAGAATATATTAAATCAGACGGGTCAACGTATTCTAACTTAATCCCTTCAGCAGTATTAAAACTATTTTTTACAGCCCCAATACCTAAAACAGCAATATCATAATCTAACCTCTTTTTTAATAATTCGTATTTATTCAAATTGAAAACATTATCAATAGCTTGTTCCTGAGCTAATTCTATTGATTGTTTATAATTTAATTGCATATGTAGATTAAGTTCTTCTTCGCTTTCTGGTATTTCTTCTTTAGGGTTGTTTAATGTATTAACACCTAAAGTTTTTTCTATTTTAGCAGCAAATTCAGAAGCGAACATGTCATTCAGCATCTCATCCACATATTCAGTTCTTTTTTTACTGGCAATAGGATCAACAGAAAAAGCTTTTAATCCGTATGCTCTTTCAGCAATACCGTTAACAACTATATCCACAAACTTTGGAATAATAGGTACTGGCTTCCAATCTAAATTTAGATAAGATAAATCACCGTTAATGGATAATTCATCTTTATATTTTTTAATGCTTTGTTCGCCTCTAGCATATAACCTAAGGTTATGATAGTTATCTCTATTAGAGAAATAGCGAGATCCTCCTGAATCTTTTTTGAACCATTCTGACTCAACAGCTTTAGCAACTTGAAGCCCATAATCTAAACCTCCCTTTTCTGCGTCGCTAACTGCTTGACTCGGAAAAATACCTTTTGGTGATACTCTTGCCATCTATTGTATTATTTTTGAAAAATTTCCATTATTGTTATATTTAGAAAAACTAAAATTAACTTTACTTTTTAATTCTCTTGTTTGATTTGGCGCATATCTATTTTTATTACATGCCATAACCGCCAAGCCTGAACTTATTGCCGCATCAAATTTTGTTCTTTTGTTTATATCAAACTTAGCCCAATCGTTTAATGTACTATTAAAATACATATCGCCGTAACTGCCATCTTCTTTTTCACCTACATAATTATTTATATAACTTTCAATTGCAGCAGCATGGGCTTGTCTAATATCTTCACTTGAATTCGGTATACCTCCAATTTCTTTTTCAGTAACCGATAATTTATTCCATATTTTATCAGGTCTATTCATTGAATAGCCTCTATATCCTCTTCGTTTTAAATAGTATAATAATCTAGGCTTGTTGTTTTCTGCTAGTATTGGCATACCATAAAAGTGTAACGCCATTAATATATCTTCAAAAAACATTTCCGCTGTTTGTGGTCTAGCTATATATTCTAAAAAAAACATATTAGCAGGAATTTCTTCCATGCTAAATTTTGTGAGACCGTGTAAAGAACCTTTAGATCCTTGACCGTCGGTAGTCCCGGATATATCGTAGCTATCGCAGCCAAATGCACCACTATGTTCGTTCCCAGGATATTTAATTCCATTTTTTAGTATTACTTTATTTTGTAAATGTGCGGGTGGAACCCAACTAACATTAAATCTTCCGTTTGGATTAGGTATAAATTCAACCTTTGTATCTTTAATACCATTTTGCCATTGAAAGCTTCCCTTTGTAACTAAAGCACTATATTTTGCTTCCTCGTTAAAATCTACTTGCTCGTATATTTTTACTAAATTAAATATACTATTTTTTGTTTCGTCTCTGAATGCGTGTTCCTCAGTTCTTGGAAACTGACGATAAAATTCATTTAAACCGTCCTGATCTCCTTTTAATCCCTCAACTTCATTCTCCCAATGTTCAATAACCCCGATGTCGATATTATCTCCCTGGTGGTCTTTGACAGGGTTGCTTGGTGTGTTAAAGACAGGTATTCCATAAGAATCGATGAATCCTTCGAAATTCCATTCCATAGGTATGAACAAAGAATATAATCCCGAGCGAGTCTGTCCATTCTTATTTCTTTTCGTAACGTCCGAGTCATTATATAGTTTTTTAAAGTTCTCACCACCCTTGTCTAATGAGTTACTTGTTGAACCCATCATACACTTGCCAATTATTCTTGAACCTAATCTAAGAGTTGTTTTAGTAACTCTCCAGTTGTTAAGAATGTTTTCTGGTCTTTCCCATTTACCAGCTTCATCGTGCACAAGCAGCGTGAGTTTTTCACCATCATAGCTGTTGTTACCAGTATTTTTCCAATCAATAGTTGTGTCTAATCCCTCTAATTGTAATGCTTTGTCTTTTGATTCAAAACGTTTACGGGTTAGCTTCGATGCTGGCACTCTATACGCAAGTTCTGTTTTAGGTCGATCCATACCATCTTGAATCGGTTTAAAAAAGAACGGGTAGTTAATTGATATTGGAACTACTTTATCTGTAAACATTTTTTTAGCATCAGCACCAGACTTAGATAATATACCGTATCTTGAATCGGATGATATAGTTGCTAAGTTGACTGTTTCCCCAGATGCCATAAACGAAAATCCACTACGTCTATTTTTTAAATAACACATTCCGTAACTCCTTGCATCTGCTTTACAAGCTTCCCAAAATATAAAGAATAATCTATTTGCTTCTCTAAAATCAGGCTTACCTACATCGATCTTTGTCCATTGTAGGTACATATAATGAGTTCCTGTTATATAAGTTGGCGTTCCTTTGTTATTAAACCAGTATCCTTCATCTCTTTTAGTGAATTCGGCGTCTATATAGGTATGCCACCTTTGTTTAAACTCATCTGGATAATCTTTCCAATCAAATATACTTTTAACAGATTTAAGCTCCTTAGGGTACTCGTGTGCAACCCATTTATTATTCGTGTTATCTACGTTTGTTGGTTTGGGTAATGCTATCTTAAGACCCTGAATGCTATACACATCCCCAATCTGACCACTTTTGGATATAACAATAACATCGTGTTCTTTATTATATCCATACTCCCATTTTTTAGATCTATTTAATCTTTTAATGGTGGTTATTTTTATGGGCTCGATAACCTTATATAAACTTTGTTTGTACATCACTTAGATCTTCTTTCGGCAAATCCTTTAAAAGTATCTTCTTTTTCTTTAGGCTTATTTTCCAACAAACCTTTTTCTTCCTCTATTCTGTTTAAAATCTCAAATGCATCGAATATTGCGAGCTTTTTAGTGGCTGCAGCGTTCTTGAGTCTATCGGCTGAAATATCATCATCAGTTTCAACAATCGGTTCTTTTGCAACCTTAACCAATTCTTTGACTGCATCATAACCAGCTTGGATTATATTCTTTTTCGTTTCCTTGACGTTCATATTTAATAGATATTGAATTAGTTAGTACTCTGTACATTCTTTCGCTGTCTACAATGAATTCATATTCACTGCTTGGCGTAAATCCAATTAAATCTTCTTTTTCTATTAAACTGCTAATGTCTTTGTCAACATATTTTATAATACCCCTTAGGGCTTGTTCCTTTTCGTTATTTAATATATTAGTAGATTGGATTGGTTTAACGAAGCAAAAGCCTTTAGGAGCATTCCATTCGTTATTTCGTTTATATAAGTATATTTGATCTGATTTTACAAAATATAAATCTTCTTTATAATGGCTTCGGGTATTTCGCTCTTTACCATGTTGATCGTACCATCTTCTGAATACATTATGGTGCACGATAACTTCGTCCCCAATTTGTATTTCTGTTTCTTCAAGTTTTGGTACTCCTAAAACTATTCCAATACGACTAACATATCGATGATCAGAGATTTCAGTATTAACTAGAAGCTCTTGACCATCTATATATTTTTTATTATCGTATCTTTTGTTTTTTGGTTTTATAATAAAATCAAATAAACTTTGCATTAATATTCTAAATTGTATTCTACAGCTATAGCCATATTTTTATTAAAGTCTTTCCACGGTAACACTTCTTTTCCTTTTTGTATGAAAATAGAAAACTTGTCGGACTCCTCTATTATATTGCATATTTTATGGCCGCCATATACTTCTTGGCCAACTGCATAGTGCATAGCGTCGTTCTTATAGTCTCTGCCTATACTTATTTTACGAACTAGGCTCATCTTCTTCTTTGATTGGTTCGTACGATCCGTCTTCAATGTTAATTTGTATTTTACCGTACTTCTCTTCTAGCTTAGCTTGTAACTTATTTAAATCTTGCTGAACTTCTGCAGCAGCATGATTAAGCTGGTGCTTCTTTAATTCTAAGTTACCTATTTGCGAGGCAGCGTTATTAAGCTTACCTACAAATCCCTGTAATTCTTCTAATTGTTCTGGTGTAATTTTTTGTTTTTGGTTTTCCATAATTTTAATTTTTTTTAAATTTAATTTAATTGTTTGGGTTATAATTTATTATCACTTGTTTTACTTGATTTCTAATTATTCTTCAGCAGACGGGGAAAAAGGTGCGCGAAAAGTTATTTCAATTGGTGTAATCAATTTTTCAATTTGACTATCTAAGCCAGCCTTCATTGATTCAATATCTAATCCTGCTTCTAGCCACCCGATTACTTGTTCTTCTGTAAGATCTGCGTAAGCTGTGAAGTTAGCTGCATCATATTCTACTGCGTGAGTTCCAATAGAACTTGCTGAGTATTCTTCAGTTTCATCAGTAGCGCTATAGCTCCAATGTACTGTGTAGACAACATTCTCGTTGCCGTCTTCTACTGCGACTTTTGCGTCTAACGCATTAATCGTCCATTTGTAAGTGTTTGCCATTTTAATTATTTATTTGTGTTTCTAAACTTGCTTGGTATTTTTGTTTTAATTCATCAGTCCAAAGAATATTAGCAATGTTTTTTATTTCATTTGGTTGAGAACTAATATCATCACTTGGTGTAAAACTACACCTATGATAACTTCTAGATAATTCCACGCCATTTTCTTCAACAACTATAGCCTCTCTAACTTGTAAAATTTTATAATCTCCAACAATTTCAATTTTGTCTATTTTTTTAATTTTTTCTAAACTCATTTTATTTATTTTTTTATGTAGTAGTATATATTACAGTGCCTCTAATTGTGCGGTTTGAGGCGGCAGTATCTATCTTAAAAGATACAAACCAATTATTAGAATCGCCTCCAGAGTTATCAATTACTATTCCTGACCTTCTGTCACTATGCGGGTAAGTGCTGCAATAACCCGTTTCAGTGTGTGCAGCTGAGTGTTGAATAAAAGGAAATCCTCCTATAACAATGTTTTTTATCCCTGTTCCACAACTATATCCCGCTAAAGCAAAACTAACTATTACTTGCCTTCCTATTTTTGTATATCTTCCAGAAAAAGAAGTGGGGTCTGTACTCAAGCCAGAACTTCCTAGATTTGTTGGCGTCCAAGTTCCTTCTTCGTAATCGTCTAAAGCATTAGCCGCCGCTGTATCGCCATTAAATGTTATACCGCCAGAAGATAATATACGCATTCTTTCTTGATTGTTTCCATCAGTTCCTGAAGTAGAAAAACGCATTTCAGCATAACCACCTGTTCCTGTAAAAAATGAATTGATACTATTCTTTATACCTGCTCCTGCCCCCGAACCGTCATCTGAATGCCACTCTATCCCACCTGCTAATTGATTAGCTTGTACTGTAACATCTGTATTATCAAATATCAACTTCATTGAGGTATTGCTTGCACCACTATTTCTTCCTACTATATTTAGGTTTCCTGAACTGTCTATACGCATTCTTTCTACAGAACCATCTGATTGAAATACTAAA